TCTTTTCTAATATCTTTAGGGCATTATCTGTAAATGAATTAGCAACTGCTTCCACAATGATCTCCTTTATATAAAATAAAAACGGCTCTTACCTCGAATTTATTAGAGCCGTTTTATAACCTTGTATGTAGGCTCTACTACTATGTAGGTATATTCAACCTCATTTCACCCCACTTAGCTACCATTAACGCATCTGTGGCATCTTGAGACAATTTACTGATTTCCTCATCACCGAAAATCTTTTTAGCCATTAACGTAATTTTATCCTTATCCGCTTTCCCATTCCCAACAACATCCTTCTTCCAGGTCATAACATTAACTGTAAAGATATCAATGTCATTGTGAACAAAAACTGTACGACACATTGCCAGAATATGAACTAGTTTAATTAATGACTGTCGATTTTGAACTAAAGGAATATCTTCTATACATACTAAATCATCGGGGGTCACATTCTCAGCAACCCAAGGCACCATTTGTAAGTATAGTTCTTTGAATCGAGTCTCCCAAGATCTTGATTTAGATATCAATTCTACCACTTCAAGACCCTCTAAGGAAAGCTTTGCAATGGCAATTTTTGAAGTACTTATATCTAATCCAAAAACATTCATAGCTAAATAGACATCTTCATACGTTCCTGACCTCTACGAGTAATCAACCGACTTAGAGTCTCAAATTGAGAGTCGTATAGGCTTAAACGGCCACGTAAAATCTTTAACTGTCCAGTCATATCAATGATTCGTATCTTAACTCTCTGAAGTTGATCATCTTCGAGAATAGCTTGACCCTTCAAAGAATCTTTAAGCAATCTCTTTGAAGACTCAGCCTCTAGTCCTGCTATTTTAGTAGATAAAATCAGATCATAACCCTCTGAAAGTATGTATAACTCTCCCTCAAATTTTGAGATTTCATAATTCATGTAACCTCTCCAAGCACCGAAGAAAGCTAACCAACTATCAATTTGAGTATCAGATAGATTATCGGCATTAGATGGAAAAGAATATGAATCTACAGTACTAGGTCTCTCCGGAGAGGGGAACTTATCATCTACTTTCTTTAGATCGTTAGACTTCTCTATAAATGAAGATAATGAAATAAGAGGCATAATAAATCACAGTCCTTTTATAAAATGATCTTTTTCGCAGGTTTGCCTATAATTACACCAATCATGTTTCCAGTCGGGTTGATAAGGAACATGCTCTTCTTTAGCTAGGTGTTCTTGAACTAACCTAAACTTATCGAGAGTAGTATTAATTATAGATTCATTTCTTTCAGTTTCACAAATTATATACTCTTGATTATTCTTATTAACATAAAAAACTATTCCATCATTTATACCTGTCATCAAAGAATACAAATTCCACTGAATCAAATGATCATGTCTAGGTAAATACTGAGCATACTTAGGATTCTTAGGTTCTGCCATAGACTTAACTTCTACAAGAATTTCTTTACCATCTGAAGGTCTCTGAATTACAGCATCATAGAATCCCCTCATCGGAGGATCTTCATAAGTAACTTCAACCTCTGATGAAACTAATAGCCCTGTATCTTTTAATCTTTGCTCTATAAATTCATGGAATACAGTACCCATAGCCATTCTACGCAAACTTTGATCAGGGATAGGATCTTGAGTATACCCTAACATATGATAGTACAAAGCTCTAGGACACATATGTGCCTGAGATGGACTGAAATGTGTTCGTTTGTATGGTTGCCTTAAAAGTGTTTTTTCATGAGCGTCAAAAGTGGCTTCCATCCAATGTTTATCTCTAGCAAGAAGAATGTCTTTAAGCTTAGGCATCGAGTCTCCCTTGAGCAAATTTTAAAAGATTTTCTATAAACATAGATTTAAACTTACTCTTTACATCTTTATTTTGATATCTCCAAATAACTAAATTGTATTTAGAAAATAGGTATTCATCACGCTCTCTGTCACGTTTTTTGAAATGACCCATCGGCCCGTCCAACTCAATACCTAACTGTAAGTCGGGAATATATACATCAACCACGTAGGGAGGAAAATCTTCCTCTAACATACTACCAAATCCAGCTTCTTTAACCCAAGCAGCCATCATGTACTGATGTGGAGTATCTTTTTTACGTGGCTCAGACCTCATCGAATACGCCTCATAGTTGGATTATCTTGATCCCAGCCTGATGATGTTGGAGAGGCTGGACGTGTGGACCTATTAGTAACCCTATCTGAATTTAAAAGATTGGCTGCCAATATATCAGGATCGCCTACATCAGATGAATTCAATAGAGTATGGTCATTATCCGGTAACTCTTCAGTACCTATATTACGTGGAATATCCTCTTCCATTATAGGGTCTTCAGATGTCTTATTAGTTTTACGTTTACGCCTTTTAGGTTTTGGAGGATTCTTTAAACCCTCACTAATCTCCGCCGTCATCTCAGCATAAATAGTTCGTACATCAGATCTAAGACGATCAGCAAATTTCTCAGCTATATCACCTGCTAAATCCTCATCGACATGATATACCCCTTCTAACATACTACCAAATGATGAAAGAATACCCTGTAAATCTTGTGCTAATGACCCTACTGAACTTGTTGTCATGACAACTCCTTTATCTCTTTTGATATTTGAGATTGTAACTCTTCGCTTTCTTTTAATATCTGAAGGAATTTTTCTCTGCCCATTCCTTTAGTTACTTCTCCTGTTGAGCTATTAATATAACTATACTGCGGACCACTCTGCTTTATTACAGATAAGTCTTTAGCAATCATAAACATTTCATATAACGGATCAGGCAATCCAGTAAAATAAAATGGTACTGAAGAGGTCAAAAGAGGTCTAGAAGTTTTATTTTTCTCAGCTTTCATCTCTATGAAGAATCCTTGAGGACTCTTAACTTCTCCAATGGTCTCACCCTTTCTAACTCTAACCATTATTCTACTAAAAAATTCTTGTCCCTTTCCTCCAGGTAGCGCATCCCTAGTTATATACCCACCAATACCTGCACGAATCTGGTTTATTAAGATTATTGCAGTCTTAGTATTAGATTGAGGAAGTTTACGGTAGAACTGATTCATCATACGGGCCTGTAGCCCAATTGATTGATGTTCCATACCTTCTTGGGCCTCAGCAGTCGGTAATAAGGCTGCTATACTATCTAATACTACTAAATCTACCTCTTGATCACATAATGCTAACAGAACATCTAATGCTTTCTCCCCTGTTTGTGGCCTAGAAACTATCAATTTCTCAGTATCAATTCCGATATTAGCAGACCATATAGGATCATAAGAGAATTCAGCATCTATAAATGCACAGGTATTTCCCAACTTCTGAGCATTAGCGATAATTCTTTGAGATATATAAGTCTTTCCAGAACTTTGATATCCGAATAACTCTGTAACTGCCAATCTAGGTATTCCACCACCTAACATTTGATCTAAAGCTGGCATCCCAGTCTCAATTCTAACTGTATCTAGTGCCTCATCATTACCAACTACAAGATTAGTCTTTAATTGTTTATTAATTTCAGTAACTATGTCACTTACTTGTATATCAGTGCTCATCTATCATATCCCCCCATGACTCTTTCGAGCGTTTTAATTCTACTGCTATAGGAATCTGGAAGGAAAAATCTTCCATGATTTCTTTAATATCTGGTACTACAGAATCTTCCATATTATCGAATAAAATCTCATCATGTACTGTATTTCTAATAGTACCCCCTACACTTTTTACATATTCCCAAGTATTACAAAGGCTAATTTTTACTAAGTCCCCCGCAGTACCTTGAATAATATAGTTAGTAGCGTTTCTAGATTCATCAGCTATAACTGGTATCTTACGACCAAATAATGTATGAACATACCCCTCACGTTCTGCAAATTTCTGCATACGGTCACAATAGTTCCTCATTAAAGGATAAGAAGACCAGAATTGATCCAAAAATCTTCTAGCTTGAGGAATAGTTATAGAACATTCATCAGCAAGCTTTTTTGCCCCACCACCATACAAAGCACCAAAATTTAGACGTTTACCTACTTGACGTTGTTCTTTATCAAGTTGACCTGATGAGAGATTGAATATCATACCAGCAGTAAATCCATGCATATCAACACCATTATTAAATGCATCAATCATGTTCTGCTGTTTAGCGGCATGAGAAACTAATCTTAATTCTAATTGGGCATAGTCAAAATCTAAAAATTCTTTATCTGGTAAAAATATACGCCTAACCTTTGGATCACCGGGAATATTCTGAAGGTTAGGATTACTGGACGAAAATCTTCCAGTAATAGTTCCTGTAGCATTCCAGTGGGGATGTAATCTACCATTATGTGCAGATTTCGTATATGGCTGTATATAGGTAGAATCAACTTTCTCAATAGATCTCCACCTAAGTACTAATTCAGCCACCTTAGTACCTATAGGATGGTCTATACCCTGTAAAGCCTTTTCACTAGTACTTCTACCACCAGTTTGCGTCTCAATAATCGATTTAATTCCTAGCTGATCGTATAAATACCCCTGTAATTGCTTAGTACTGCTAATCTCCAATGGTCTTCCGATAATAGAATATAATTCATCTTGAATAGATCTCTGTTCAGCCTTGTATTGCTTATGCAGAATATGCATATAATCGAGATCAATCTTAATGCCATTTTTTTCCATTTCTAGAATTAATGGAATTAACTTATGCTCCATCTGCAAAAGCTTTGGGTATAGCCTATTCATCTCACCAACATAAAGATGGGCTAAAGCTTTTGTGAGTACAGTATCCATACACGCATAAGGGTCCATAAATTCATGGGGTACATATGAATAATTCTTCAACTTATATTGCTTCATATAAGTCTTAATAGTGTCCTCTGAGGCGGCAGCGCTCGGACCATAAACCTCTACAGCAGCGTCTTTAAGCCCATGAGGGGGTCTAGAATTTCTTAAATGAAGCACTCTTAGCGTATCTATAATTCTACGAGGTGGTTCTGCACCATAAGTCTCTCGAATCATATGTAAATCAAATTCAGCATTATGAAAAATAAATATCTTACTATCTACTTCAAATAGATCAATCAAAAATTTACCAATATTCTCTACACCATACTCAGTATTTCTAATAAATATAGCTTTATCATCCCATGCCAAAGAGACACCGAATGCTCGATCCTCTCTCCAATTCAATCCAGTAGTCTCTGTGTCTACTGCTACATACTGATCATTACTAGTCAGTACGGAAGTCTTTAGGGAATCAAGATTCCGAGAAGTAAAAAGGTCGTACTGTGGTAACTGCTGTACTGTCGTCACTACTTATCCTAATTTCATCATTAAATTCTGGTAAAACTTCTATATTAATACGTTCTGAATCAAAAGATCCTATAGATTGAATCAAAAATGGTAATTGAAAATGAATTCTATCGAATCCTTGGTAGATTTTAGCATCCTCAACCATTAAATCAGCATCAATTACTGCTCTAGGAACAACTAATCTAATACCGCCAGGTGGATCTAGATCAGGCTCAATTCCAATTAAATCTCTATCAGTAGTCTGTAATGCTAATTTAAGATGATCCAAAAATAACTTTCTATTTATACTAAACAGCATATTGCCGTTAGCATTAACTAAATCATAAACCCTTTCTGGATATGTTTGCTGAACTCTAGGAGTATAGATAGTAGTGTCTCCATCACATATAACTATATGATTCTGATTAGAAGATAATCCTACCTCTATGTCATCACCTGATATCAATTTACTTGCCGCTATTGCAAATTCAGACGGTACTACCACATTGGGCAAAGTATCACCCTCAAACGGCACTAAAGCTGTAAAACTAGAGAACCCATTCATTCCTGATATGAAGAAATTTCCATCAACGCATCCAATATATGAATAAGTTAAACTAGCTTGCTCATATGTCTTAGCTATAAAATCACTAGAAGTAGCTAAAAACTTCAAAAAATCCGAATTAGTCGTACACTTCATTTCAAGAGTGGGTGGGTTAGGTATTTCATCATATATACCTTCAACATAAGGGATACTGACACGTGATCTACCTGATTTAACAGTTATGGCCCCACGGCCATCAGAGATCAAATCAACAGATTGTCCCTTAAATCCACCCACTATCTCTCGAAGCTTAGGAACCAATACCGAAAAAGAAAAATTCTCCTCAGTATCTATTGGTTCCTCATTCCATATAGGCATATCTCCATCTTGCCAGATTTTGATAGTGCCATCTTGGATTAACCCAAGCAATGGATACTTCTTGGCAGTGGTAGATAGAACGGAGTTAATAGAATTTAACTTCCGCTCAAAATTTACTCTACCAATTGTTACCATTTCTCTTCCTTATCCTTACCACTAGCTAAACTCTTCATCTGCTTTTCCATATCAGTCATACGACGACCTAATTCAACTAGCAATGACTCATTCTCAGTTACTTCAGACTGAGTTATTACTTTGCCCATAGCCTCACCTAAATCATCCCAAGATACTTCGATAGCCTTTACCGCCCTATCTATTTGATCTTTAATATCTCCATCTATATCTATGTCAGAGATACATATAGAAGGTCGGAAAAAATTGAATCCGCCACCAGTAGCCATCTTTAGGGTTAGACCTAATTCAACAGAAACCTTAGCCATTATTGACCCCCTTGCATATTCTCAAATGCATCGTTGTCAGACTTAGCTTGTTGCTGTACCTCATCAGAAGTCATCACATACTCTCCGGGTGTCTCACTAAACTGAGGAAGATCAACTTCTACGATTAATTTAGCCGCTATTGCCTCAATATCTGGAAGATCATTCTGAATTGAAGCTATCTCATTAGAGAAATCATTCGATAACTGAGTATCTGAGTAATCCAAGGAGTACGTAGTACGATCTTGTACTTTCATACAGCCATAATCAAAATTACGTTCGGTCAGAGAATCCATAAGTTCCCGCTTAGCCTCTAAGTTTTTATATAGAGTAAAAGAAGCTTGGAACAGTTGAGGCTTACGAATTGTCTCTCTAAAGAAAACCTTTTGACCTCTACGAACCTCATCCCAAGGTTCTTGCCCTTCACGATCCAATCTAGGATTTTGAGCTACATGGAATGTCCCATAATGGAATACCCATGATAAAAATCGTTCAGTTGTATTAGCTATAGCTTCATCAGCAGAAGTGCAATGAGGGCAAGGATCACCAACAACTGGATTACCAGACTCCGATATGTTTAAACGGTTGCAATATTCATACTTAGTAAACCTAATACCATTTGCACTTATTCCAGGTATGTTGTGATACCTACTTAGGTCTCCACCATCTCCAATAAACTTCATTACAGCATATTCTTGAGGGCGTACTCGAACTGTATTACGCCAAATACTATTAGGATTACGTATTTCATCTGTCGCATTACCAAAGTTTGAACTTGGAACATATGTACCTACGCTTATTTTAGGCATTGTTAGAAAACTCCTTGATTTTATTTAAATCTCTTTTAAGTGCCTTTAACTTCCAGTAACTATGAAATTGAAGTTCTGAGAAATCTTCCACGTCTCCAAAATCTTTAGCTTGTCCGGGAGCAAAGGTATATTCTATTGTTAATCCCATATTCAGTAGCATATCTGTCGTTCTATAGGCCATCTTGATACCGCTGTTATCTTTATCTGGACAAATTATAATGGTCCGAGCTAAAGATCCTAGCATCCTAGCTTGAATTTCAGATAGATTACCACCAAAACTACTTACCGTATTAACCACTCCTTCTTGATGAGCCTTGATTGCATCGAATAGCCCCTCAACTAAAATTATTTTCCCATCTTTGGATTGAACTTTATCAAATGGAAACAAAATTCGATCCTTATCCATACCCTTACTATTAATGTATTTAGGATTACCTACAATTTTACGTTGTACGCTACCCATTAGCTTATTATTTTGATAGATAGGCACTACTATGCTGTCATATCCTTTATGATATTTAAGACTAAAGTCTTTAATAGTATCGTTTTTGATGCCCCTCTCCTGTAAATACTCGTTATCAGTGGCTAAGGGCAACTCCTCAACATCAAATAAAGGAGTCATTTCTTCCTTTTCAGTACCAAAAGGATTCTTTCTAAGATGTATCTGAGGAGATAAATCTAAAAGACGTTGGTACAGTCCCTTATTTGGGGCTAATTTATCTAATAAACTTTTTAAATCTCTTCCTTTTCCACATCCATTAAAGCAATGCCACCCATTATGGACATTTATAGCTAAACTGGCATTATTATCCTCATGCCAAGGACAATAAGCTACAATTTCATCACCATAAAATCTAGTGACAGTTAGCCCTGCATCCTTTAAAAATTCAACTACTATTTCTGACATTATCTCACTTTAACTTGTTGTACTATTCTTAATACTAAATATACATAAACTAGGGTGAATATTATAAATAATAATGAAGCAGTCCACACCCCTAAATATTGTGAATATTCAGTAATTCTATACCCTAAATATAAAAACCCTGCATTTATAACTCCATAAAAACTAAAGAGAAAGAAGATTAATATCCATCGGAGGGTCCCCTCCAATCGATCTACCAATATCACCCGAATCGGGGTAAAAACTAATATCAGAAGATTTCGTAACAGCCCTACCATTCCTAATAAGAGGAACAGCAACCTGTCGAGTATCAAGATCCCTCGAAGACCCGCCGACCGAGATAAGTGTGTCAACAAACCTATTGAAATCATATCCCCCGGCCACCGCCGAAGCCAACGCTGGAGTTTCAATTTGATTATTTGCATCCCTTTGCCTTCCTGTCTGGTTTATGACCAGTAACGCCGTCTCTGTATCCGTTGCCAAAGTTTTAAATGCCTTGCATTTATTTTTCATCTCTACCCAAGACTCCCTAGAGCCTTCATCATCATCTACCAAATATATACCATCTATTAAAACTAAATCTGGAGCATCTGATTTAACTATTGAGGCGATAGAACTCGGAGTAAGTTTATCAGTAACTGAGTTACTGTATAATATCAAGTCCTCTCTATTAACCTCACTTAGATATTTTCTATAATTATCCTCAATACCTGGTAATCCATTAACTAAACAATGATGAGATATAGGATATCCATGCATTTGAGCCAATAAAGTATCTACACGACAATCTAATTGATTCGAGGTTAACTCTGGAGAGATTACAACTACTTTTTGACCCTCATAATAGTTCTGAAGTGCTATTTTCAGACCTATCCAAGATTTACCAATCTTAGTATCAGCAATTAATCCTACAAAATGACCTTTAAGGAAGGTCACTGGAAAATCATCGAGAGGAGCAATTCCCCAATTTAAACGAGTTTTATTCAACCCATCCGCCCGAAGACGATAATCCTCAAATCTAGAATTAGTTGAGATATCAAATACACGTCTACTAGACTCATCATGACGCTGTAATGACTGTAGAGAGCTTATTAGGCTAGTTAGCCCACCTTCTGCATCCTTTTCAATTACAGACTCATGTCCACCAATTGATATATATACATTTCTTCGGACATGATCGCTTCTGAACTCTTTCGCAACATAATCAAAATTAGCAATCTCAGTTATATGAAAATCGGGAAACCGAGAGTTAAGGATCTCAGAATCAGGACCTTGCCCATAGGCAATAACGTAGTCCCAAATAAAAGTAGCTTCGTCTGGATGATAGGGGAAGTTCTGAGGAGTTAGCCTGTAGTCCTGCCGAAGTATATTTAAATGTTCTGGCGTTTTTATTGATGATAAAAGTGACCGTTCAATCTCTTCTGGTTCCAAATCATTTGACCTTTTTTTTTATTTGATATTTTTAAATCAGTAGAGAGAATATACCATTTACCGATTACCTAAGTCAATGGCTATTTTTATGGATGACTAATATGATTTTGAGCAAAGTGACTATTAAGACCGGTAGTATTTTTACCTGAATTGTATATTACAGCATACATAACACCAAAACCTGCTGCAGGGGTAAAATCAGCCTGATCGAATTCATGAGTATGGCCCATAGATAGAAATGAACCCGCATCTCCCGATGAAGTCACATTTACTGGAAAGACTGATGTGCTGAATGAGTTCAATGTATAGGTATATGGCCCACTACCGGCTTTATTGCTGACATAGTATAAACCATCTATTACTGGAGTAGAATTAGTTCCAGTAATCCAAATAGATCTATTATTAGGCATACTATACGCACTGGTAATTACTGTTGGATTAGCGACAGATATGGCAGTAATAGTAGAACTAGCTGGGCCAGATGTATACAAATTATTAGCATATGCAACTACCTGCATCGATACAGCCGTATATTTACTACTTGAAACAGTCCACCTATACACATTACACCCTGCATTTACCCAGTTACCTGCATTAGACCCATCACTGGATTCATGTCCACATATACTAGTAAATACTAGTGGGGCAGAATCTAATGCTGGCAAATTAATAGTAAATCTACCATCACCATCAAGCCCAGTATGGCCCACAAATCCGGTAAATCCTACCATTACCTCTGCATTAATCTTAGGAGTATCAGTATTCCACTCATCATAAGTGGTTCCACTATTGAAAATATCTCTATGAGCTATATAAAGACCTGAACCTTCAGTCACTGTGCCTGAATTACGCAAATAGAGCGTAGCTTCATCAGTTCCAGGGTGGAAATCAGGCGTACCGCTAGTTGTTTTATCTCTAGAAATGAAGGTAAGTCCTGCACCACCACTAGCTACTCCGCCACCATCTGGATGAATTCCAAGATGATCTACACGCATTAATGGAGTGTCAGTTAATTCTTTAGATTTATGATTCTCATATAGCTTCTTTGTCCAACGGAATTCACTAATCCAGTCAGCTGAAGTACTACCACCTTGGTTATATATGCTTAATTCTGACCCCGTAGGACCGTATTCTTCTCTCCCAACGACCCTACCAGGTCCTTGAGGTAGAAAATCTAAACCACTAACAACTGCCTTATCTAATGGCTGGAATACTGCATTTGCAGTCTCTCTTGATCTAGTTACTAGATCTCTCATTAATTTACGCTCATTAGAAGGCTCAAATACCTTAGATTTATCTCTAAATAGAACCATCTCACAATTCCAACCAACATGAGTTAAACTACACAATGAAGAATATACAAACCAAGTTTCGTCAGATATTTTAGACATAGGTATATTCACATTAACTAAATCTCCAGCACGAAGAACCGAAGGTTTATTGTTATATGCATATAGAGGAACTCCGGAAACCACTACTCTGCACTCTCTTATAGTATAGGAACCTGTGGGCTTAAACTGCTCTAAAAGAGCACGTGCCTTATTCTCACACTGGATACTAGTAGTAAGTGTAGAGTCATCTACTATCCTCTCTTTCACTATTCCATAGTTATCTATAGAAGTAGTGTCTTCCGCAACTCCGTAGGCACCAGATTGTCCTCGAACACTAATCTTATTTACAAAATCTAACGCATGATCTTTTATCTCATGTTCAATAATAGGCATACGTTGACTACCACGACCAGCAGTCTCAGTTAAAGTAAGTCCATAAGTTAAAGGATCAGAATGCCTCTTAGATGTAGCAGTAGATAAAGTTCCAGTCTCTAAGCCAGAATGCCATAAATTAGGTCCAACCCATCCTCGAACTATTTTAGCGGCTGACGTTGCTGGGCTACTAGTATTTCCGCTAATTCTAGCCCTAACATAGTACGCTGTAGTGCCAAAACTTTGATCGGTAGCATTAGCTTCTTTAATACCCGGCTGTACTGGTCTCCACGAAGGAGGCATATCAAATATTACAGTATTTGTTCCAGAAACTTTAAAATCAAAAGTAAAATCAGCACTGGTCAATGCTGCCCAATCATCAGTTCCTTCTCCACGATAATATTCCCAAACAACAGCTGAATATCCACTAGAGGAAGAACTTAAAACATCAGATATATTTAAACGCAATTGCGTAAACGGTTCATCACTTCCAAAATAGATAGCATCTCCAGCTTGACCATTATCTAGTGCATAAACCTTTTCTGGAGTAACAGTACCTGCGGTTCCAGCGCTAGTCACATTTACTGCCACTGAGAAGGTAGTATCACTTATTACAGTGACTTCACGAGTTCCATCTATTACAGGAGTAGAGTTAGATGAGGCTATAACAACACTATGGCCAGTAGTAAGGTCATGTTTTATTTCTTGTGAAGCTGTACCTTGACTACCTGAAGATGTCACATTAACAGGGATAGTAAATGTAGTATCGCCTGTAACCGTAATTTGATAGGTATCATTGACTGCTGGGGTAGAGTTAGCTCCTGTTATAGTAACAATATCATCAGTAAATAGACCATGATTTGCAGAAGTAGTTATTACCGTTGGATTAGCCACAGTTATGCCAGAAATAGTATGATTTGCACCCGCAATACTCACCACGGTAGGATTAGCAACAGTATTTGAAACTACTCTCAATGCTGTACCAGACGTAGCTGACTTTATTTCTTGGTTAAAATTAGTAAATTTAGATCCGGCACTAGCAGAAGTATCATATCTATAACAATAAGATATTAATGTGGTAGAAAGAGGATTAGTGGGAGAAGTCCCCATAGGACGATTAGTCACCCACGGCTCCGAACCACGATCAAAATACTCAAATGTTCCAACATTTGAAGTTTTTACGTCACGTATAGTAGCCACAGTAGTTGGAGTTCCAGTTGTTATATAACACCTTGCCCAATATAAATATTTGTCATTGGGGGGCTTAGTACGTGCAGTGAGAGTTCCAGCATCTCCAGCATTGGTCACATTTACTGGAATACTAAATGTAGTAGCATTAATTCTAGTAGCAGTATGAAAACCATCAATTGACGGAGTTGTGTCACTGCCTAAAATAGAAACCTTGTCCCCAGTAACAAGATTATGATTAGTAGTAGTGCCACCAGAAGCATCAGCTGAAGTTATGACTGTAGGATTAGCAGCTGTAGCACTATTAAGTCCAAAATTAGCACTCGTTTTGTCGGCAGCTGGACTGGATAAAGAGACTAAATCTTTATATGGATATTGATCCATTATCTGCATATTAGAGAATTCATCCACAACTATATCGTGCGCCAAAGCGCCTATGGATTCCTCACTATCCCACCTAACATCTATATAATAATGATTACTACCATCTACATGACCCATATCTCGTTTCCAAGAAGCGTCCCCACTAGCACTTAAAGCTTCAGTAGCAGTAATATGATTATTACACACCACATGACCAGCACTTCCCACACTACTTACATTTACAGCAACGGAAAATGTAGTAGCACTAATAACAGTTACAGTATGAGTACCATTAAGAGAGGGAGTAGAATTAGAGCCTGTTATGGTAACAGTATCTCCAGTATCTAGATGATGACGTTCAGTAGTCACAACAGTAGGATTAGCTACAGTATTTCCACTTATAGTAAGACCTGAAATGGTCTGCCACGACTCTCCTAGCGATGAAAAGTAATTACTGTACCACTGCCAAACAAACTTAACATTAGAATAATCTGGAATAGCTGATTGAAATGCGTGGAGAGAGACACCATTAAATGGTTTTTCAGATCCAAAATACCAAGTTTCAGTGGCCCCACCTATAAAATTAGTAGTATTCTCAGTTGAATCCCATAACAGCCTCTGTCCAGTACCCGCATTACCTCCAGTCATGTTCAATGAAAGCCATACTCCTCCATGACCATCACGACCGACCGATACTCCCGAACCTGCCGCACTGTGAGTATATTTCCAAACTTCATCAAAAAATCTTGGATCACCACATCTAAAATCATGGAATAAATTCGGCTTTGTATATAACTCAACCGTTGATACATAACCAGTTGTTATGCTACCAGTACGAGCATATGCCCTAACCCAATAACGTGTAGTTCCTCTATGTTCATCACCATGATCTACCTTAGATATAGCAGTACTGGTAACGTCTTCGGGTTGAGTACTTCCACTACTGGCCCACGGAGCATACCAAGATTGATCAGCATCATTAGCTGTAGGCATGTCTGGAGTGGTTCCTAGATCACGCTTAGTCCAACTAGTTAAATTACTAGCAGTCCAATAGGTAGTTCCATAAGTTTTTGTAGAATCAACACTAAATTTAGAATCAGCTGTAGGGGTAAAGTTAGTCCAAGCGGTGCCGTTCCAGAATTGCCATTGAACAGTACCCGCATAAGTGCCCTTAGCTATAGTATCTC